CCTGCGGACTCAAAGTTTTTAGGTGGTTTTCCACTATTTCTTTGGTCAATCATCTCTGATTGTTGTGTTGCTTGTATCTTTGTTCTTTCGTCTTTACGATCTTCTTTTTGCTTTTCTCTTTCTTTTATTCCACCAACTTCTACACCTTTAAGCTGCATGTTGTATTGAAATTCTAAAGCCATAAGTTCTTTTTTCATTTCAACTTCCTGTTGCATTTTAGCAGTATCTAACTCAGCTTTCATTTGTTCTAACTGAGCTTTACTTTGATCTAAAGCTTGGTTTTTTTGTATTTCAGCTTGAGAAGCGGCTTGAGCAGCCTTGGTATTAGAATCCGCTTGAGCTTGAATATTTTCTAATTGAAGTTGTCTATCTTTTTCTTGTTTTTTAGATCTTCTTATTTTTAGCAATTGATTTGCAAGTTTTATGTTTTTAATTTCTCTAAGGTCAATAGCATCTTCTAACTCTATACCGCCTTGCTGTAACGCTGCTTGTATATTGTTTTCTAACATCATTTTTTCTTCTTCATCAGGCATTAAGTTTAAGAATATTCCAAAATCATACAAATGCATTTCACTAAGTTCTTCTAAGGTAGATAAGTTTCTACCTCCTATTGATTGTATGAACGCTTCTTTTGCTGGAGAGTATTCTATAATATCAGATATTCTTAAAGATAAACATTCGGCTGTTTCGGCGGTTAAAAACAAGCCTGCTTGTAGTATATGTCTTGTTGCTGTGTTTGAATTTGCTGCGGCAAGTTTTTGAACACCTACTAAGGCGTTTTTATCTGGCATACCACCATCTCTAGCTTCGTTAAGTCCGGTTACATCTCTTATCATTTGTAAGTAATAATTATAATTACCAATAAGAGCTTGCATTTTATTTCCACCAGAACCTGATGTAATTTCTTGAATTGGAACTTTACCTGGGTTTTGATCACCTTCACTTGTAAAGCTTCTTCCAATAACAGAACCTGTTTGGAAGAACATATTTAAAGCTTCCTGTGGGTTGTAGTTGGTTCCGTTACCTAAATCAACCTCAGCTAAACCATCGGCGTCTAAATAGACACCATCTGGAACCATTCTTGACATTACTTGTTGTAACTTAAGGTGTGTTAACTGAATCATATCCGCAAAACCAGTTACACGTTTTACTAATGAATCTATTTTACCGTTGTATATTCTTGGGGCAACTATAGAGTAATTCATTTTTACTTTAGTATAATTACTTTTAGGACGCATCATGTTTTTAGCCATCTCCCATTTAAGTAATTTATCAGTACCAAGAATCATAGCTCCATCATAAAGACATTCAATAGACCTTAACGCCCTGCTATATCCACCTTCTTTTTCTTGTGGAGGATTAAAAGAATCATCTTTTGGTATTATTTTTTCAGCACCTGTAGCCATTTCTTTAACTTTGTAAACCTCGTTCATATAAGTTTTGTAGTTAAAGTATAAAACTTGAATATTGTTATTGTCTTCTTTGTCGTAGTTGTGTCTAGAGTTATAGTTAGATCTGTGATAAGATTTATTTTTCATTATATCTTCTATATCACTTTCAGATAAATGAGGAAATTGTTTTGCTAATTCATTTACAGGTATTGTTTTAACTTCACCAACGTAATATATATCTTCAAAATACGGTGAATCTGTATATGAGTACACCAGGTTAGCTGGATCAACATAATCTATAGTAACGCCTTCAGAAGTGTTAAAAGAAGTTTTTACAGCACCTATACCAAGAACAGCTAAATCGTAATAAAATCTCTTTTTTATTAGTTCGTAATTGTTTCCTTCAAACAAAACATTTAAAGCTTGTTCTTGAGCTATTTCAATTGCTTGCTTATAGTTGAGCTGCATGTGAAGCTCTACTTCCTCTGGGGTTTCTGGTAGATTAACCTCATTACTTCTTGTAGTGTCCATTCCAAAAGAAGCTGTTAAAGCGTTGAACTTTTTCATTTTAATATCAGAAAGCAAAGCTTCCGCGTGATCAGTTCTTTCTTTCAAACCGTGTGGATCTTGCGAATACGCCTTTATATCATAAACTCTTTCAGCCATACCATTAACAACTATGTCTACAAACTTAGAAATAATTGGAACTGGTTTCCAGTCTAAATTTAAATAGGACAAATCACCATTTATAGATAACTCATCCTTATACTTTTGAATAGATTGCTCGCCTCTAGCGTACAATCTTAAATTATGAAAATCAGCATGATTAGATCTATATCTACCCATGTTTCTATCGTCGTTAAACCACTCTTGCTCTATTGCCTTACCTACTTTCAAACCATAATCATAGCTTAGCTTCTCAGCATCACTAACTGTTTGACTCGGGAAATAACTTTTAATGCCAGACTCTGCCATATTTATTATTTGATTATTTGTGAATTGCTTCCAGTATTACTATACTTGGAAATGTTTATATTTAATGGTTGCTTTTCAACCTTAACATTTGGTGCGTACAAATGTCTATTGTTAGCCATAATAGCTAAACCAGAACTTATTGACGCATCATGCTTTGTTCTTTTGTTTATATCAAACTTTGCCCAATCATTTAGCAACTCATTGAAATAACAATCACCAAGAGTACCATCTTGCTTAATTCCAACGTGATCTTGTATATACATTTCAATTGCTGCCGCGTGAGCCTGCTTAATATCTTCTGAGGAGTTAGGTATACCTCCAACTTCTTTTTCTGCAACTGATAATTTGTTCCATATCTTATCAGGTCTATTCATACTAAATCCTCTATATCCTCTTCGTCTTAAGTAGTACAATAAACGAGGTTTATTATTTTCTGCGAGTATTGGCATCCCGTAAAATACCAAAGCCATTAGAACATCCTCAAAGAACATCTCGGCTGTTGGTGGTCTTGACAAGTATTCTAAAAAGAAACTGTTTGCAGGAGCGTCTTCCATGCTAAACCTAGTTAAACCATGTAAAGCTCCTTTAGATCCAACTCCATCCACTGTACCCGATATATCGTAACTATCACAACCAAAAGCACCCATGTGCTCGTTACCTGGATACTTAATACCGTTTTTAAGTATTACTCTGTTTTGTAGTTGTTGAGGTGGAACCCAACTTAATTTAAACCTACCTTTTGGATCTGGATAGAATATTACTTGTGAATCTTTAACTCCATTTACCCATTGAAAATTACCTGTTGTAACTCCTAGAGTTCTAGACATCTCTTCATTGTAATCTATTTGTTCGTATAGTTTAACTAAGTTAAATATACTATTTTTAGTCTCGTCTCTAAACGCGTGCTCTGTAGTTCTTGGAAACTGACGGTAAAACTCATTTAAAGCATCTTGATCATCTTTTAAACCATCTACCTCGTTTTGCCAGTTATCTATTACACCTACATCTATTAATTCACCGTCTGGTGTAAGTCTGTCGATATCAGGGTTAGTAAAGACTGGAACTCCATACTCATCAATAAATCCTTCATAGTTCCATTCCATTGGGATAAAAAGAGAGTATAAGCCAGACTTTGTCTGACCATTTCTATTTCGCTTCGTGACATCTGAGGCATTGTATAATTTTTTAAAGTTTTCTCCACCTTTATCTAAAGCATTTGAAGTTGAGCCCATCATACATTTACCAATAATTCTACTACCTAATCGTAAACATGTTTTTGTAACCCTCCAGTTATTTAAAATATTATCGGGTCTTTCCCATTTACCACTTTCATCATGAACTAACAAAGCTAGTTTTTCACCATCATAACTATTATCACCAGTGTTCTTCCAATCAATAGTTGTATCTAAACCTTTAATATCTTCAAGCTTTTCGTTTGAAGTAATTTTTTTTCTTGTAAACTTACTAGCCGGTACTCTGTAAGCTAACTCTGACTTTGGTCTATCCATACCATCTTGAATAGGTTTAAAAAAGAAAGGATAGTTAATTGATATTGGTACTACTTTGTCTGTAAACATTTTTTTAGCATCAGCACCAGACTTAGATAATATACCATATCTACTATCACTCGCAAGAGTGGCTAAGTTAACTGTTTCTGCTGATGACATAAAAGAAAATCCAGAACGTCTATTTTTAAGATAGCACATTCCGTAACATCTTTTGTCTGCTTTACAAGCTTCCCAGAATATATAGAATAATCTGTTTGCTTCTCTAAAATCTGGAGCACCTACGTCAATCTTACTCCATTGTAAGTACATGTACTGCGTACCTGTTATCCAGGTTGGTTTACCATTATTCGTGAACCAGAATCCTTCTTCCCTTCTTTTGAATTCTTCATCTATATAATCGTACCATTTTTCTTTACTGCTTTCCGGATAGTTTCTCCAATCGAATATATTTTTAATTCTCTGCAA